GTTCAAACGAATATTCAAGTTATCTTAACTATGTTATCTTGTCCAAGAGCACTACGTCTGCAAGCAGATCCTGATTTCAGTTCTATAACTAGTCCTGGAGTCGAGATCCGTGAGGAAACATATCAACGTTCCTTTCGAGGTTTTATTAAGGTTCTTAAAAAGTTAAGTTCCAATAATTTTACTAAGAGGGGTTTGTTTTTACGTAATCCTTACTTTGTAGACTATCATTTATCTACAAAAACTGGTCCATCATCATTACAATCGACATATAGTTGTTTACTTGATTTGGAGAACTTACCGAATCACTTAATCAACTCTATTAGAGAGTTTGGTGGTGACCGTTTTTGTGAACGATTCGATCGCATACGTTATTCGTATCCAGAGTTATCGAAACTCTTTGATCAACCAATAGGGATTAAGAAACCTATTCGTCGGATCTCAGTCTTTCCAGACTCTGAGGGTAAAACACGTATTATCGCTATAGGCGACTATTGGTCCCAGACAGTATTACGTCCGGTTCACGATATAGTTTATGCCATTTTACAGGATATTCCTCCAGATCAGACATACAGTCAGGCTGAAGGGATTAGTGCGTTACTCTCGAGGGATACTTATCACTTTTGCTTCGATTTAACAGCTTTTACAGATCGTTTTCCGATGACAATTGTCAAAGGGATTCTTTCTATATTAGTTGGAAAAAAGAAGTCAGAAGCGTGATATGACATAATGTGTGGTGAAGCTTTTGATTATAAAGGCTCTAAGATTACTTATACAATTGGTAATCCAATGGGCTTCTATACTTCTTGAGCTTTGACAACATTATCTCACCATTGAGTTCTTTATGAAGCAGCACGTAGGACAGGATTATTAAAGTCTTACATGTCTCTTTATAAATTACTTGGTGATGACATTGTCATATCAAACGAAGATCTAGCAAGGGAATATCAGTTGATATTAACCGAACTTGGTGTAGAAATATCTTCTAGTAAAACTCACATAAGTAACAATTTTGTTGAGTTTGCTAAAAGGTTCTTCATCAAAGAAGGCGAAATATCTCCTGTGTCTAACAAAGGTATATATGAACACTCTAAGAATTTTTCTGCTCTTATTGAGTTTATGTATATCTCTGCTAGCCGAGGTGTGAAATTCTCGGTTCCTTTATTAGATTGCGCTCTTTCCTATTATTTTAGAGTTAATACAGTAAGGTCTAAAGACAAACCTCGTATTATATCTAGGATGATGGAAGCTCAATATTTGTACAAAGTTAGGTTAGGTTTATCTAGCCCTCTCTCGTTCATAAACTACGAACTTGAAAGACTTAGGTTTCCTCTTCTTTCTTGTAACCAAGTTAATATTGCAGTTGCTATATTATCCAATGTTACTGTACAATTATTTGAGAAGAGCGTTGCGAAATTTGTTGGAGACAAACAGGACAGGCTGTTTCGCGCCATACTGTTATTTTCAGCATTACCCAGTGTAGTAATATCTGGTAGATCTCATCCTTTGTTAAGGGATATTCCTTTAGTTAAGAATGTTGATCAAACCGATACTATCTACTCTCACCCTTATTCTTTTATCATAGGCCGCTTCGTAGAAGAAGCTTATACCAAAGGTTTAAAGGAGGCTTTCACCCGAGATACAACAGGAAAAGGACTTTGAGGTCCTGATCTTAGAGTATTAATAGGTGCAGATAGTAATGCTATCTTAACTGATCGCA